CAAAGCCTTTAGAGATGATGAAAAGCAGACCGATGTATATTGGCTCTGCTGGGAAGCAATTCGGCGTTCGGGTGAAACCGTAAAACCCTTCGGGGAGTCTTTTCTAGATACATTGACGCGAGTTGAGGTACTAGACGATGACCCTTTGGAGTAACGCGAGAGTCCTTCACCTATCTCGTAGCGAGATTATCGCTTGAGACAGGACTCTCGCCCCAAGTTTTGATAGAACTAGATCACACAATGTTCAGGACTTTATTACAAGCCCTAAAGGATAAAGCGAAGGAGCAAAGCGATGCCTACAGAAATAAAAGGCGCAATTAACCTTCGCAAAGCACTTAGGAAATTTACTCCTGATTTAGCAAAGGAAACTCAAAAAGAAATTGCTAGCTTCTTAAAGCCAGTAGTTAAGAACGCTAGGGGATTTATTCCTTCAAACAATCAAATACCTAGCGGTTGGCTTGTCGCAAATCAAAAGGGTAAATGGGAACGCGTAGCCTTTGACTCTGCTGTTGCTAGGCGTGGCATTGGATACAAAACAACTCCTAGCAGAGTTAATCGATCAGGCTTTAGGGCTTTAGTTTCTATTCTTAACAAGTCTGCCGCCGGTGCGATCTACGAGACAGCAGGCCGCAAATCTGGCATTACTGGTCGCTTCACTCCAAGATTAGACGGACAACTTGTGGGCAAAGGTCAAAAGATGACTGGCCGTGCAATGTTTAAGGCTTATGCTCAGGATGAAGGCAAGGCTAAAGGTGCAGTTCTAAAAGCCATCTTTACTTCGGCTGCAAAATTTAACGCAATAACTGGAGTTAAATAATGAGAGATGAAGCCTTAAGAATAGATATTGGTTCAGAGTTCGTTGGGGCAAAAGCATTCAGAGCAGCAGACACAGCGACTTCGGCACTTACTAGACAAGTTAATAACCTTGCTAAGTCTTATCTTGGCTTATACGGCATCCAGAAATTAGCCAGAGGCGCTGGAGCTGCTGCTCGCGCATTCGCCGAGGATGATAAAGCCGCAAAGGTATTAGGTCAGACTCTGACTAATCTAGGGCTGGGTTTCGGTGATAATGCCAGGATTGTAAATAACTATATTTCTAATTTAGAACGCCAGACTGGAGTCCTGGATGACGAGCTGCGCCCAGCAATGGATCGCTTGCTTAGAGCAACTGGAGATATAACCAAATCTCAAAACTTACTCAGCCTTGCACTTGATATAAGTGCCGGTACTGGCAAGAGCCTGACTCAAGTCTCACAAAGTCTGCAAAAGGGTTTTCTAGGCCAGACACAGGCACTTGGTCGCTTAGGTGTTGGTTTAACTAAAGCGGAGTTAAGCTCATTATCCTTTGAGCAAATCCAAACACGATTAGCGTTTCTATTTGAGGGTCAAGCATCAATCGCGGCCGAAACTTACATTGGAAAGATGAATAAGTTAACTGTTGCAACTAATAACGCTAAAGAGATAATCGGAGAAGGTTTATTTGATGCACTAGCTGCAACTGGCGGTGGCGGCGCTGGTGGCTTTGATACCTTTACTGCGGCAGTAGAAGGCGCATCTAAAGCTGTTGCTTACTTAGTCAAGTTGGTTGGCACTAACTTGGGCATCCTTTCATTATTCTTAACAGGTCGTGCTGGCTCTGCAACAGATTTAATCCTAGGCAGAACTCCAGTTCAGTCTGCTGGTGGTTTAACTCCACAGATAGCCGCAGAACTTAAGAAGGCAGCAGCAGAGAAGGCATCGGCCAAGGCGCGAGCAGCTCTTACTAAGACAACCAAGGCACAGACAGCCGCGATTAAAGAACAGACAGCGCTACAAAAGGCTGGCACTTTATTTGATCTCCAGCAGACATCAATCATTGCAGCACTTAAAGGCCAGATCAGCGATGATGAGCGCAAGCGCTTAGTACTGCAACTGGCGATCCTTACCGGCAATACAACAGAGGCTTCTAAACTTGCTGGCCAACTTGCTAAATCCCAAGGCTTAACAGCAGAGTTAGTGGCATTCCTAAAGAACTTGCCAGATGCTAAGAACCCATTCTCTGCTTGGGCTAGTTACCTTAATGCGATCGAGGCACAGGTTAAAAGAATTGCAGTAGGCGGAACTACTGGCGGCGGCACAGCCGCAGTAACCGGCACATCAATGTCTAACGGCAACGGAATGTTTGATCCAACAGATTTCTTGCCTGCAATGCCAGGCGGTAAATTAGGTGCTGGATTTAATCAACCTGGAACGGTTATAGTCAATGTTGCTGGCTCAGTCGTATCAGAGGGAGAACTAGTTGATGCAGTTCGTAATGGCTTGATCAACAGCTCATTAAGCGGAGCAGGTTCTCTGGTTGCTAGACGCACAGGTACATTCGCAACGCTATGACCCTTCCTGCTCAGATATCCGTATCCTTCGACTTTACTAGCGGAGCAACTTTCGGTTATCCGTTTACCATTGGCGATGCTAAATATGGCGTTCTAGGTACTGGCACACTAGCTGCGACTACAACTCCAGAGCCAACAGTTGATCTAACTCCAGATGTTTACTCGATTAGTATTCGTCGAGGCCGAAATGTTATGCGCGATACTTATGAGGCGGGCAGTTGCATAGTTAGAGTGCTTGATCCTGAGTCTTACTTTAATCCTCAAAACGCTGCCTCGCCTTACTTTGGCTTTCTGACTCCGCTGCGCAAGCTGCGCGTATCAGCCACAGTTAATGATGTCGGCTTCTTTCTATTCTCTGGCTATACAACTGAGTATAAGTACACCTATCCTCAAGGCCAAGAAACTGGCTATGTAGATATTATCTGCACAGATGCCTTTAGGCTTATGCAGCAGGCAACTGTTTTAACGGTGGCAAGCGCTACAGCAGGACAAGCTACTGGCACACGCATAGGCAAGATACTTGATCAAGTCTCCTGGCCAGCATCGATGCGCACGATAGATACCGGCGATACAACCTGCCAAGTCGATCCTGGAACTTCTCGCACAACCCTTGATGCCATAAAGAATGCAGAGTTTTCAGAGCAGGGCGCGTTCTATATTGACACAGAAGGCACAGCAAACTTCTTAAGTCGCACCAATGTGATCAAGAAGTATGGCGTTGCACCTATCGAGTTTGATCAGACTACTGGCATTCCTTACACAAACCTGGTCTTTGCCTTTGACGATAAGTTAATTATTAACAGCGCTGGAATGACTATTGTCGGCGGCACTCAGCAAGTAGCCGAGAATGCAGCTTCTATTGCCAAGTTCTTTTCGCATCAGCTTAATGAGTCAAACCTAGTAGCCCAGACCGATGCAGATGCCCTAAATATAGCGAGGATCTATGTAGCAACTAGAGCCGAGACAACGATCCGCATTGATGCTATGACTGTCGATCTACTTGATCCAGATGTACCGACTGCAACAATGCTGGCTTTGGATTACTTTTCTAACTTAAAGATTACAAATGTCCAGCCCGATGGCTCGACGATTGTTAAGACACTACAAGCGCAGGGGCTCGACTGGAATATAACGCCTAATTCCATGAAGGTAACTGTTACAACACTAGAACCAATAGTCGAGGGCTTCATCATAGGCTCGGCAGTATCAGGTATAATCGGCACATCTATCATGGCGTACTAGGAGATATAAATGGCAACAGGCTTTCCATCAATTACGGGCGATGTCCTTAGCGCGGCTATGTATAACGGGCTAACGGCCTTCACCGTCAATACGGCACAGACAGTTGACTACACAGCAGTCCTAAACGATCAGTATCAAGTGCTACAGCCTATGAATAAGGCTACTGCGGTTGCTTTTAAGATACCTACAAATGCTTCTGTGGCCTTTGCTACAGGCACGGTAATAACGGTACTTAACATTGGCGTTGGCACTTGCACAATTTCGGCGGTTACTCCAGGCACGACTACAGTTCTTTCAGCAGGTGCAACAGCAGCTAGTCCTACGCTTGCTCAATACAAATCAGCGGCCTGTATTAAGACTGGCACAGATGCTTGGTATGTCGTGGGTGCAATAGCATAATGATCGCCAATGTAATAAGTGCAGGGCTAGCAGCCATGACACCTGTTGCACCATCAAGCGCAGATTATCTTGTTGTTGCAGGTGGCGGCGGCGGAGGTTCAACACGCGCTGGCGGCGGTGGTGCAGGTGGTTTTAGAACTGCAACTGGTTTAGCAATTAGCGGTTCATTTACTGTAACAGTTGGCGGCGGCGGTGCTACTTTTACTAATGGATCAAACTCAGTTTTCAGCAGTATTACATCAACCGGCGGCGGTGCCGGTGGAGATATCACTCCAACTGACGGCGCAGCGGGTGGTTCTGGTGGTGGCGGCGGTGGATCTTCACCGACTGCGACAGCAGGTGGCGCAGCATCTCCTGCTGGTCAAGGAAACGCAGGCGGCGCAGGACGTTGGGATAATGTTAATCCACGCGCAGGCGGTGGTGGTGGTGGTGCTTCAACAGCAGGTGTTCAAGGTTTCTCTGGTGCAACATCATTAGGTGGTACAGGTGGAACAGGTACATCTAATTCATATTCGGGCTC